GTGCGGTATTCACCACTTGCCATTCACCATTCACCATTTTGGTCAGTGGTAAGTAGTGAGTGGCAAGTGGTGCGTGGCGGGGTGGCGGATGGAGGGTGCGGCATTCACCACTTGCCATTCACCATTCACCATTCACCAGTACAAGATCAGCAGGCGATGGCCCATTCGTCGTTACCCGCGTCGCTGGGTATGAAGCGCAGCGGCACGGTGATCATCTGGATGCCGTCCTGGTCGCTGAAAGATGGCTTGCCGATCTGCGCGCGCGTGGCGCTGATGCTTACGGTGTTGGTGGCGCCCTGGCCGTGCTTGAGCGTCAGGGCCACCTTGGCGCTGGTGCGGGCCATCTCGATCCAGTTCCTGGTGGCCACGCTGGTGTTGCGGAAGGTGACGCTGCCGGTGCTGGCGCGGCCGGTGATCTCGGTGGTGTCCACGTTCATCAAGTCTTGCTTGACTACGCTGTTGCCGAAGTCGAAGGCAAAGCTGTTGCAGGCGGCGTTGAAGCCGTCCAGGCTGAGCGTGGTGTTGAGCGCGTTCACGCCCAGCGGCCGCAGGAACTTGCTGTAGTTCACGGCGGGCATGGCGCCCATGTCTTCCACGGGCAGGAAGGAGCCGGTGAACTCGAACTGCCACTTGGGGATTTGCTTGGCGTCTACCTGCGCCTTGACGTTGGCGCGCGCGCCGGCCATTTTGTAGAGCAGCTTGTCCACCACGGCGTAGATGGTGACGCTCTCGATGTTGTCGGTGACCGGGGCGAACACGGTGCCGGCCGCCGGGTTGGGCGCCGGGGTGTTGGTGCAGCTGGCGGCGCAGGCGCGCAGCAGGGTGGCCCAGCCGGGCAGGTCGCCCTTGACGGCCACGCCGGCAAAGCCGACGCTGAAGGCGATCTTGCGGTACAGGGTGACCAGGGCGGTCTCGCTGGCGCCAAAGTAGGGGCGAATCACGCCCTGATCGACCTCGTCGCCCTCGATGGGGGTGAGGGTGACGTCGGACACCTCGATGGCGTCGGCCGCCACGGGCACGACGATGGCGCCGGCCGTGGCCTCGATGGCCACCAGGACGGCCATTTTCTTGATGAATTTGGGGGTGCTCATGGCGGCTCCTTAGCTCGTTTCGGTGGGGTTGGCGGTGGGGTTGGCGGTGGGGTTGGCCGTGGCGGCCTGGGTTTGCTGCACCAGGGTGCGGCGCCCGTCGATCACGGTGTACAGGCCGCCCTGGCCGTGCGCGGCGTCGGCCTGCGGGGGCTGGGTCACGGCGGCGGCCGGCTCGGCGGCCGGCTCGGGGGTGGGTTTGGTGTTGCTCTTAGTCACGGGCTGCTCCAGTAGCCAGAAAATCCATATTCGTCAGACCACCACAGGCGGCCATCGCCCTCGAACTGCACCAGCTCGCCGCCCACGAACAGCACCGGCTCGCCCATGGACGCATCGGGCACGAAGCCGATCAGGGCCTGCTTGACGCGCTGGCGCAGCGTGACCAGGCCCACCACTCCAGCGGCGCCCGCGTCGCCCATCACGTCCACCACCTGCAGCACGCCGAACAGGCGGTGCTCGATCTGGTCGGGGGTGCCGGTGTGCTCCAGGCCCTGGCCGCGCTCGGACAGGGGCAGCAGGTACAGGGCCGGCGTGGCACGGCTGGCGCGCAGGGCGGCGTCCAGGCCGGGGGCCTCCTCGATCTCGCGCAGCGGCAGATCGGCGAGCTGGTCGCGCAGGCGCTGCAGGATGGGTTCCAGGTCCATGGCGATCAGCGGAAGGCGTGCAGCTGCGCGCGGCCAAAGACGGGGGCGGCGCCCTCGAAGCGCACGTCGGTGCCGCCGGCGCCGGCGGCCTGCACCGGGTCGCCCTCGCCCAGGCTGAATTTGCCCGCGGCCAGCAGGGCCAGCAGCCGCAGCGCGTCGCGGTAGTCGCGCGCCACGGGGTCTTTGCTCTCATCGACCATGCGGTCTTTGTTGAGCAGGTAGCGCGTGATGGCGCGCGCCCATACCGAGACCATGCTGCGCCCGGCGCTGCCCGCGGGCAGCTGCAGCGGCAGCGCGTAGCCGCGTTGCGCCAGGTGCCCGTCGATCAGCGCACCGGCCTCGGCCACGGCGTCTTGCACGCGCGCCAGCGCCGCATCGGCCGCGGCCACCTCCTCGGGCGTCCAGCGGTCGCGGTCCAGGCCGCGCAGCGTGGCGTCCATGAGCGCGTCGTCGCGCACCATCTGGTGCGGCAGGCTGGCGGTCTGGGCGATCTCGCGGGCGCCGGGGCGCTCGGCCAGGTCGGCGGGAGTGATGTAGGCCATGGCGTCGGGCGTGCGGCGCTTAGCCGGCGTCGGCGGGCGCGTCCACCAGCTGGGTGACCAGCATGGGCTCGGTGGCCAGTTGCTGGCGCTGCTCTTCGGTCAGCTCATCGAGCGCCACGGTGCTGGTGCCATGCCATTCGCGACCGGCGCGGCGAAAGCCGTCGCGCTTGGCAATGACCTGCAGCAGCTGGCGCTTGGCGCCTTCGGTGGTGGCGGTGGGTTTCTGGGTTGCCATGTCTTGCAGTCCTTTGAAAAAACGTTGCTACTCAAGCCTTGAGCCAGGGGCACACGACGACCTTGGACAGGCCGCGCATGACGTTGCTGGCGCCGTTGGCCAGGCGCTCGGCCTGCACCACCTCCAGGGCCTGCCGCTCCAGGCTGGGCGGCACCCACAGCTCGGCGCTGCGGATGACCAGCGGCTGGCCGTTGTCGCCGGTGATGGACTGGTGCGCGGCGCGCGCCAGGCCGTAGTTGTTGGCGTCCAGGGTCTGCTTGCTGGCATAGGCCAGCTGCCACAGGCCAAAACCCACGTTGCCCCGGCCGTCGGCGCCCCAGACAAACTCATTGCGGCTGAACACGTTGTCGTCGGTCAGGCTGGTCTTGGCCTGGAAGGCGTAGTCGCGGCGCTTTTGGTAGATCAGGGGCTTGAGCACCTTGGTGGTGTCCAGCAGGTACCAGGCCGTGCCGCTGCCGCCCTGGAAGTTGCTCACGCTCACCTGGTTGCCACTGGGGCCCACGGGGTGGTCGGTGTCAAAGAAGTACTGGCCGTCGTAGCAGGGGGTGGTGAAGCCGGCGTTGAGCAGGCCGAACACCAGCTCATCGGGGTGCAGCGCGGCGTCTTGCCCCAGCTGCTCGATGACGGGCTTGTACACGCCGTACTGGTCGTCGTCGATCTCGTCGCGGCTGACGCTGACGGTGTTCTCGAACGTCTTGTTCTTGATGGCGTAGTCGTGCTGCACCAGGTTCTGGTACTGGCGCTCGCCGATCCATTCACGGAACTTGGTGATCTTGCCCAGCCAGCCGTACTTGGTCTCGGCCGTGGTGCTGGGCACCAGCGTGGCCGCCTGGCTCCACATGGGGGCGGCGCTGGCCAGGCCGCCGGCAAAGGCGGCGCTGAAGGCCTGGTTGAGGATGGCGAGGTTGCCGTGGTTGATGATCATGGGTGAAAAACTCCGTTGCGGTGCGTGGTGGGTGATCAGCGGAAGGCGACCCAGACGCCGTCGGCATCCACGTCGAACACACGGCCGGCCACGCTGCGGGTGTTGCCGCCGTGGGTCTTGGCCACGGTCTGGTCATCGACCATGTAGCAGTCGGCGCCGACGTCGGCCAGGGTGATGGCATCGGCCGCGGCGCTGTTGGCAAAGCGCGCGGGGCGCTTGTCCACCATCACGCGCAGGGCGCCGGCGGCGCCGCCCTGGTTGTCAGCCAGCTCCAGCGACGAGCCCACGCACTTGAGCGTGGTGCTGGTGGCGCCGGGCACGGCATGGCCGGCGGCGCTGATGGCCACCAGGGCGCCGGCGAAGATGCGCACGCCGGCGGCCACGGGTGGCTCTATGCGCTGGCCGTCGCGGCGCAGGGTGTTGCGGTCTTGGGTGAGTGCGGGCATGGGGTCTCCAGATCAGGGGGGGGGGGAACGGGCCGCGCTCAGGCGACGGCCAGGGCCGCATGGGCCTTGCGGTAGGCGTCGGGGGCAATGCCCATGGCGCCGCACACGGCCAGCTCGGCGGCAGACAGTTGCGCTTCGCCGCCGGCGGTGCCCGTGGGCGGCTTGCCGCCGGTCTGGGGGCCGGCCAGCGCGGCAATGGGCTGGGCCGTGGCCAGGAAGGCGGTGAGCGCGGCCACGTCTTTCTTGCCCAGGTCGCGCGCCCAGGATTCCATGGCGGGCAGCAGTCGGCCGTCGGCCAGCGCGGGGGCGATCAGGGCGGCCACGTCGGCCTCTTGCTGGCGCGCGGTGAGTGCGGCAATTTGCGTTTGCAGCTGCTGCACGGCCTGCACGGGCACGAACCGGGCGGGGTCGGGCTCGCCTGCCTGGGCCAGGCTGGCGCAGGCGGCGGTAACGGCGTCGGCCGTGGCGTCCTGCGGCAGCCGCAGCGCGGTACAGGCGGCCGTGGCCACGCCGGCGCGCGCCTGCAGCGGCTGCAGCGGGCCAATGGCCGACAGCGCGGCCATGGCGGCCGCCTCGGTGGTGGACTCGGGCAGGCCGAGGGCGGCGAGCAACGCCTTGAGCAATGGGTTCACAGGGGGCTCCTGAGGGGTGGGAATAAAGGCCGCCGTGGCGGCGGCCAGCAGGGAAAGCGGCTGCATGCCGTGGATGCCGGGGTCGTTGGTGAGCGCGCCCATGCGGATGGCGAGCACCGTGCCGTCATCGGTCGAATACTCGAACACCGGACTAAAGTACAGGTACTCGCCCGCATCAATGGCGGCGCGGGCGCGGGCCGTGAGCGCCACGGCGCCGAAAAGGCCCTCGCCCTCCACCCAGCGCAACCCCTGCAGCCAGCCAGCGGCGGGCGCGGACTGGCCGTTCTTTTCTTTGTGCAGGGTCTGGTGCTCGTAGTCGATCACCACGGGCTGGCCGCGCGCGGCGTGGCGCGCAATCACGGCCTGGGCGCTGGCGGCGTCGATGCGCCAGGCGGGCACATCCATGGCGCGGCCATCGGCCGGGCCGAAGCGGCCTGCCGGGGTGAACTGGATCAGGGTCAGGCCGCCGGGCTCGGCCTGGGCGGCGCTCAGGCTGTAGGCGCATGCGGCCACCGCCACCGCCACGGCCGTGGTGGCGGCGCTGGCGCTGCAGACGGCGATGCGGGTGGCGGTGTGGCGAGGCATGGCGCCATGGTGGCGCGCATGCCCTGCCGGGGCGAGTAAAGCGCTTTAGTTTTTAGCGGGGTGGAGCGCCGGCATCTTGCCGGCATCCGGGGAAAGCCGGCGGGACGCCGGCGCTCCAGTCAGTCCAGCAGCCGGCCCTGGCGCTGGGCAAACTGCTCTTGCTGCCAGGCGCCCACGATCTGGCGCACGCGCATCTCGGTCAGGCCGTATTCGCGCGCCAAGGCAAAGTAGTTGTTGCCGCGAAAGCGCGCGCACATCTCGCGGTCGCGCGCCGTCAGGTGCACGGCCACGCCCTTGGCCAGGTACACGGCGCTGCCGCCCATGTGCGCCGCCAGGTGTTGCAGCTGCGCCAGCGCCTGGCGCGCCAGCAGCGTGAGGGCTGCCAGCCATTCATTGCAGGGGTGCTTGCTGCCCGCGCGGCCGTCCTGCAGGGCCAGGGCTTCAAAAAGGCACAGCGCCACCTCGCGCATTTGATCCGTCAGGCCTTGCGGCAGGTGGGCTTCGAGGACTTGCGCCTCGGCGGCGGTGATGCGCTGTGCGGGTTGCATGACGCGCTATTGTGGCGATAGCGGGCGGCGCTGCCAATCCTTGAGCGCCTCAATCAGCGTGTCGAGCTGCGCGGCGTTGCAAAAACGCAGGCTGCTGACATGCGCCGTGCGCTCTACCCAGGCATCGAGCGCCGCGCGGCTGGGGTTGTGCACCTTGCCGTCGCGGTGCAGCTGGTGCCACAGCGCCCACACCTTGCGCTCCTTCGGGCTGGCCTGGGCCTTGGCCTGGTTGAAGGCGGCATCGCTCAAGGGGCGGCGGCGCGTGGGCTGCTGCAGGCCCATCTTCTCGGCCAGGCGCGCCAGGTGCTCGCGCACGGCGCGGCGCTCGGCCTGGTTCATGTCACGGCTAGAGCGCTTGCCCGTCAGGGTGAGCAGCAGCGCGCGGTAGTCATCCTCGCTCAAGGCCAGCTTGGACTTGAGGGTGTGGATGGCGGCGATGTGGTTGTTATGCGCCCACATACCAGGGCCGCCCGGACAGGATGCAGTCCGTGTCATCAATCCGTTGCGCCTGCGCTTGCAGGGGCTTCCGCAGCGTGCCGGGCATCTGGTTCAACGCCTGCCAGTTCTTCTCCTGCTTGCAGCCGTCGCACTTCGGTGCGCCGTTGCCGAGGCAGTAGTGAGTAATTCCGTTCTCGCTCATTGCGGCCTTTCCTCTTCGTCAAACGTCATGTCTTCCGGGTGCGGCACGTCGTCGTGCACAATCACCCCGTCCTTGTCGGCGGGCAGGTGGCGCCCACAAACCACGCACCAGTACCCGCCAGCGCATAACAAGTCGTTCAAGGTTCGCTCCCTTCGGTCGCCGGACTGCCTTCGGCAGCCGCCTTAACTCCAGCGGTGGATGACATAGCGGTAAGTGGTGAGTGGTGAGTGGTGAGTGGTGAGTGGCAAGTCGTGAGCGGTGGCGCGCGGTATTCACCACTTACCACTCGCCATTCACCACTTACCCCCCCCCCAGACGTCCAATGCCCGGCCATGGCGCGCGCCAGCGCATCGGTGCAGCGCGCCGGGGCCGCTGCCCGGGCGCGGGCCTTGGCATGCGGGCGGGCGGCGGCGCTGCACACCTTGCAATGCGCCACCAGGCGCGTGGGGCTCTTGGGGCTGCGAAAGAAGAACTCTTCGTCGGCCGGCAGCCATTCCAGGCAGCAGCTGCATTGCTGCCACACGCCGTAGGGGGTGGTTTGCAGCCTAGCCATGGGTTGGCATCAGCTCAAAGCGCTGGCTGGGCAGCTCCAGGGTTTGCGCCAGCAGGCCGCCCCCGGCCGTCGCGGCCACCGCAATCTGACGCCCGCGCATGCCATAAAGCCCAGCCCCGCTGTACAGTGCGCCGCCCCACCGCACCGCCGCATGCACCGCGGCGTCTGCCATTACCCGGCGCAGCGTCCACGCACCCACGGGCACGGCGCCTTTCGCCCGGACGGCCTCCCAGCGCTTGATCAGCCTGTGCGGCGTATGTGGGTAGATGCCGCGCTTGATCCGGCTGGCCGTGCCCTTGCCCAGACTGAGCAGCTTGGCTATTTCCGCCACCGATCGACTGCGCAGAAACTCGCGCAAATCCGGCGGCAGGCAAGAGAGCCCCGCCAAGGGCCTGGAAGCCGCGCCAGCACCGCTGGTATTGCCGGCGGGTTTCCGACGTTTTTCCGGGGCCTGTGGCGCGTTTGCCGGGTGTTTCTGGGTCATTTCTAAATCCCTCCTCGCACAATCGCCCGCGTCTTGTCGCTTTGCGCCTGTGATTGCGCCCGGCTCAGGATGGCCGGGCTGCCGTAGCGGCGCGGGGCCAGCGTGCCCATGGGCTTGCCGTTGACGTCGAGCACGCGCACCTGGTCAGGGTGCACGGCGCCGCTGCCGCGCAGCTGGGGCGGGCGCTGGCCCTTGGCGCCGCTTTTCTTGGGCGCCTGGGCGGGCGCGGCCTGGGTGCCGCGCGGGCGCACCCTTTGAAAGGCGTTCAGCGGCAGGCTCATGGGTTGCCCTCCTCGGACTCTGGGCGGCTGATCCACATGCCGTAGGTACTGCGCGCCAGGTGCCGCAGCACCACGGGAACCTTGTCGCAGGTGGCGATGCGCCAGCTGGTCACGGGCGCCACGGCGTGCAGCATTTCAGCGGCGCGCTGCACGTCGATGGAGGCGCCGACGTTGCCGGCGTCAAACTGCAGCACGGTCTTCCACGCGCCGGCCAGGTTGACCTGCAGCTGCACAGGGCGCAGGGTGTGGTCTGTCTGGGTCATTCCGCTCCCCCCTCGATCGCCGGCAATGCCGGCACGATGGCGTAGTGCATGCAGGTGTCGGCCACGCGCACAAAGAAGCCGAAGCGCTCGCACTGCAGGCTGGCGTAGCGCTGCTGGGGCAAGAGCGGCAGGCGCTGGCCGTGCTTGCAGTTGTGGCAGCCGTCGCGCTCGTGGGCGCGGGTGAACTCTATGGCGGCCTGGCGCGATGCAATGGTGCCCATGGTGTTCATGCCTCCGCCTTGGCTTCGAAGGGCACCACGGTGAAGTCCTCTTGGCCCGTGACGATGCTGATGCCGGCGATGCCGCGCACGGCCTCGGGCTCGGCCAGCATGGCCTCTTTGTTGGCCTCGTTCTTCACGCGCACGAAGCGGCCCAGGCCCATGCGCAGCAGGGTGTCGAGCACCGCGTCGGCGCCACGGATGCTGACGCTGGGCGGGCGCTGGCGCCAGGCCACTTCGCCGGTGACCAGGTTGGCGGTCTTGCCGAGCTTGTCATCAGGGCCGCACAGCTCTACGCGGTGCGCCTCGCACCAGGCCTGTATGCCGGCCTGCAGGGCGTTGATGCGTTCTTGCTGCGCCGCCAGGATGGGCTGGAAGGCCTGGGTGATGGTGGCGATCTGGTCGTTCATGTCGGCGCGGTCGCGCTCGAACTGGCGCTGCACCTCGCCCAGCTGGCGAATGGCGGCGGCGCAGTCGGTCTTGCTTTGCGGCACGGCGGCCAGGGTGGGACGTTTGATTTTGGTGGCCATGGGTCTTTCCGGTGAGTGGTGAGTGGGGTCAGTGGATGTGCCGCGCGTCTTGCGGGGCGGTGTTGGCTTCGATGAGGTCGGCAGCGGCGCGGGCCGCGATCGCGGCGCCGTGGGCGCAGCAGGGGTGGCACATGGCGACTGCCACGCAGGCTAAGAGCAACGCCTGCAGCCCTGTCTGGTGCGAGGCCTGCTGGCTGACGATGTCTGTCAGGCTGGCTGCCAGGCGCCGGATTGCTGCCTCGTTCAGTTGCGGGTCGGTGGTCATGGCTGCTGGCCTTTCTTGCGTTCCATGGCGGCGCGCATGGCGCGCACGGTGGGGCTGGTGCCTGCTGGCTGGGCGGGTGCGGCTGCGGGGCGCGGGCCCTCACCCCTGCCCTCTCCCGGGGGGAGAGGGAGAAGGGCATCGGCCACGCTGGTGGGCGCGGCGCTGCTGTGGGCGCGGGCGCGGGCGGCCTGCTCGCGCTCAAGTTCCGCCGCGGCCTCTTGCTTGTCTGCCATGCCGGCTAGCACGGCGTACAGGTAGCCGTGGCCGGTCAGGGGCAGCTCCAGCGTGGCGGCATTGCGCTTGCTCAGCAGCTGGTCAATGGCAACCTGCCAGGCGCGCAGGGGGGCGGGCCAGTCGCGGCCCTTCCAGGTGATGGCGCCGCGCTCCAGGTCGGGCAGCAGCTGGGCCAGCAGGCGCGTGGACTTGGCGGCGGTCAGCTGCTGCTTGGCCGGCTTGTGCAGCTGCAGGTACTGCACCAGGCGCGCATGCAGGGGGCTGGCCAGGGCCACCAGGCGGGTGTAGGCGTCATGATCGGCCTGGGACTGAAACAGCACGTCCAGGCCGAACTGCGTGGCGCAGGCGGGGCAGGAGACGATCATGCTCACAGCCACCCCCTGGCCTGAAAGTAGCCGCTGGCCAGGCCCAGCAGCAGCACCAGGGACAGCACGGCCGCGCCCTCCAGCGCCAGCAGCACCCAACGCGCCAGACGCTTGTGGCTGGCAAAGCTTTGGATGGCGCCGGGCGCAAACGGGTAGCGCTTGCAGGCCCGGTCGCTGGCGCAGCCCTCGGGGTGCCGGCACACGCCCAGGGCGTCGCAGCTGCGCTCAAGGGGTTTGTCTTGTGGGTTCATGCGGGGTTCCTTTTGATGAAGATGGCGCTGACGCTGCGCGCCTGGGGGAAGTCGGCCAGGGTTTGCAAGACGGCCTCGAAGCCGTCCTTGAACAGGCCGGTGTAGCGGCCGTGGGAACCATCGGCCATGGTGATGCGGATGCGGTAGATGGCCATGGCGTCAGACTCCCGCAATGACTTGCGCGTCCACCTTGGGCCAGCCGGCCTGGGCGGCGGCGTTCAGCGCCCGGCTGACCAGGTTGCCCACCACCAGCGGGTGGCAGATGCTGCGTGCATCACTGGCCTTGCCGCCACGCGGCAGACTGGTCAGGCGGGCGCGGATGGCGTCGGCGGCGTCCGCCTCAAACACGTCTTCGTACTTGACGCCCGCGCGCTCCAGCTTGTGGCGCAGGTAGGCGGCCAGGTCGTTATCGAGCGGCTGCAGCTCTATGACCTCGAAGCGTTGCATGACCTCGCGCACCTCGGGGTTGCGGTCGCTCAGCAGGGTGAGCAGCTCGGGCTGGCCGAACAGGGCCACGCCCAGCACGCCCATGCGGCCCTGGCGCAGCTCGGCAAAGTTCTTGAGCTGCTTCAAGGTGTCGATGGGCAGGCGGTGGGCCTCGTCGATGACCAGCAGGTGGCGGTTGCGCGCCTTGGCGCTGGCGGTGAGCAGCTCGGCGATCTGGTCGGTGCGGTCGTCGGGGTTGCTTTTGCGCGCGGCGTTGGGGGCCAGGGCGCGAAAGAACGCGGCCTCGATCTGGTTGGCGCGCAGCGGCTTGCCCGTGGCGCGGCCGGGCTCGCGCGGGTGCGGCTTGATGATGATGAGGCGCTCGCCGTGCTTGGCGGCGGCGTACTCTTCAAAGTCAAGGCGCAGGGTGGTTTTGCCGGCGCCGGACTCGCCCACGATGGCCACGTATTCCCCCAGGTCGGCCGCGCCGTGCAGCGCATTGCGCACGTACCGGATGTGGGGGCTGGCGAACATGTCGGCGGCGGTCTGCACGTCGTTCAGGCTGAACAGGTGCGGGGGCAGGCCCCAGCGCTGGCAGGCGGTTTGGTTGATGCGTTCGCGGCGGATTAACATTTGCGGGTTCTCCTTCTCGGTTTCAGGTTCGGGCTTGGGGGACACGGCCTCGCCGGGGTGCAACCCGGCGGGGCCAACTTCTTTGCGGGGCGGGCGGTTCACTGTCCGCCCCCCACCACGCGCAGGCCGGCGCGCACCGTGAGGCGCGCGGCAATGGCGGGCAATTCACCTTCGGGCACGCCATCGGCGTGCAGGGCCTTCAAGGTGGCAACCAGCTCGGGCGTCATGTGCACGCCGTGCTCGGCGCCCAGGCGCTGCGCGGCGGCGAAATGCGGCAGCAGCACGGCGGGCAGTTCGACGCGGGTTTGCAGGGGTAGATCCACCCCGGGGCGCAGCAGCGGCGTGGGCAGCTTGGCCTCGCGCGCCTCGGCCAGGGGGCGCACCTCGCCGCCCAGGGCCAGGCGGCGGCCCTTGCGGGCGGCGGCGGCGGCGGTATCGGTGTCTTCGCCCATGGCCAGGCGCTCCAGCAGCTTGGCGTTGGTTTGCAGCACGGTGTCTGCGGGGCGCTTGAACTCTTCTCCAAACACGGCGGCGTTGCTGGGAAAGCCGGCTTCGTTGAATTCAATCTCGGGCACGGCCAGCAGCAGCTCATTGCCCTGCGCGTCGTGCTGCACGATGCTGACGTGCCCGGCCTGCCAGGGGCTGTAGGTGACGTGCAGCTTTTCGCCCACCATCACGCCGGGCACGCTGCTGACGTCGTACACCTTGCCCTCAAAGCGAATGCTGGCGCCGGGCCAGGCCTCTACCTTGCGCTCTTCGGGCTTGTGCGTGGCCAGCAGGCGCAGCAGCTCGGGCGCGGGGGCCAGGCGCTGCTGTTCGGGCGCGATGGTGAGGAACATGTCGGTGCGCGTTTGCCCGTGGCGCGTGTGGCGGCGCGTGGCATTGAACCAGCGGGCGTACAGGGCGGCGGCGGCGTTGAGCTCTTCCAGGCTGGCGATGGGCTCGCAGCCCAGGGCGCTTTCAAAGTTCTTTTCCCAAATGTCTTGCGGCTTTTCTACGGCGCCGGTGGCGCGGGCGTTGCCGGGGGCGTGGGCGGTCACCGTCATGCCGATGCGCCGCGCCAGGCTTTTGAACTGGGCGCCGGTGTTGGCGCTGCCCTGGTCCACATAGGCGTTGAAGGGCACGCCGTGAAAGGGGTCGGTCTCGACCGCCCCATCACTGCCCACGAACTTGCGCGGGGTGCAGAACTGGATGAAGGCCTCCACCAGGTTGGCGCCGCTCTCGGCCCCCAGCACGTAGTGGCAGAAGATGGCGCCGCTGTAGTGGTCCACCACCAGGTAGCGCCACACGCGCTCGGCGGCAATGCGCTCCAGGTTCTTGGGCTTGTTCTTGTAGAACTGCGCGTGCTCCATGACCTGCAGGCCGGTGACGTTGCTCAGGTAGTGCAGCACGCAGATGCTGGCGTCAATTTCGACCAGGTGCAGCGGGTGCAGGCTGGCCATGGCGGCGGCGGGCGCGGGGCGCAAGATTTGGTCGGGGTGCAGGCCGTAGGCCTTGAGGGCCTTGGACACGGCACTGACCGACAGCGGCGTGATCTCGCCCGTGTCGGGGTGCACGCCTTCTGCCCGCACCTTGCCGGCGTAGCGCAGCTCGCGCAAGGCCTGCTCCAGGCTGCGGATGCGCTTGCCCTTTTTGTTCACGCCCTCCAGCACCCACAGGCTGATGACCTGCGCCTCGGCCAGTGGCAGGGTGTGCGCGCCCGCGTCGCTGCGGCGGCGGCGCGGCGGGCGCACGGTGACGTCGGCCAGCGTGCGGTACACCGTTTGCACGCTCTTGCCGCTTTGCGCGGCCAGGGCGCGCACGGCGGCGGTCTTTTGCCCGTGTGGCAGGGATGCGATGTTGGCGCGCACGATGGACTCGATTTCTGCGGGGGTTGCTGGGGGCATGGGCTGGGCGGCGGCGGGTTATGCGGCCGCTGCGGCCTGGGCGGCCTGGGCACGGATGGCGGCCATGCCGGCGCGCAGGGCGGCGGCGGATTCGGCCGCCTCCACGTCGGACGGGGTGGGCGTGGCGCTGGCGTCGGGCAGGTCGAACTGCGCGCGCAGCTCGGTCAGCTGGCGCTGCACGCCGCCCACCACGCCGGCCAGGAAGGCGCCGTGCGCGCCGCGTTCCTCACCCAGGTTGCCGATGCCAATGACGGCCTGGCGCAGGGCGCCGAGGATCAGCGCCTCGATCTCGCTGCCCAGGCGGGCAGCCTCGGTTTTGAGGCGCAGCAGCTCCTCGGCCGGCGCCTCGCGCTTGAAGGTGGTCTTGAGCTCGGCCAGCTCGGTGGCCGTCTCTTGCGCCACGCTTTGGTGGCGCTCTTTCTCTTTGCGCTCCTTGCGCACGGCGGCGCGCAGCTCCTTGACGGACATGCGGGCCACGTCGTCCAGGGCCAGCTCGCCGGTGGCGCCGGCCTCGGCGAGTTCGTCGATTTGTTCGTCGTCGAGGCCCAGGAGTTCGGTGGCTTTTTTGACACCAAGGCCGTTCAAAAGCGCACCCGAGTTCGCTTTTGACAGTCGCCGAGTCACGGCCATGTACTGCTGCGCGGAGCGCTGAGGAATCTCCAGGCGCTCCAGCACGGGGCCGAATTCACCATGGGCGCAGCCTTCTTTGAGCAGCAGCAGGTAGGCTCCCATTTCCAGGATGGCGAAGCCCAGGCGGCTTTTGGCGGCCAATGCGCCGTCGAGCAAGGCCTCGCCGTGCAGGCTGCCGGTGTAGCCCAGTTGCAGGGCCATGCCTTGCAGGCGCTCTTGGCGCTCTACCTCGGCGCCCTGCATGGCGGCGTGGGCCAGGGCGTACTGGGGGTTGTCGATGGGGGCGGGGACGGTGGTGTCGATCTTTTGGCGGGACATGGGTTGTGCTTCGGTTGCGGTTGGCGGGTTAGTTGAATTGGCGCGAGAGGTGGTCGAACTGGCGGGCCTGGGTGGCGGCGGTGGCATAGACCTTGGCGGCCTGGTTGGGCAGGCGGCTGGTCAGGCGCCAGCAGCTGGTTTGCTCCACATACTCGGCAAAACCGGCGGTGCGCAGGTTGTCCAGGTCGCGTGTCATGGCGCTGGCGCTGCAGCCCAGGGCCTGGGCCAGGGCGGCGGGGCGGTAGCCGTGGGCCACGTCGCCAAACAGGTACAGCACCAGGGCCAGGATGCGCTGCTGGGCGGCGTTGGTGTAGTCGGTGGTGCGGTTCATTGCCTGGCACCTCCAAACATGGTGTTGAACACCTCTGTGGTTTGGGCATCGGACAGCGTAGGAAATGCCGTTGGGCGTGCCAGTTGGCGGGCCAGCTCGCGCGCCAGAGCGCGCCGCATATGGCCGCACAGTTGTGTGGCCAGCCTGCCTGCGGGGATGGTGATGTCGCCATAGCTGGTGGCCACGGTGAAGCCACGTTCCATGTCGGGTACTTGCTTGGCCAGGGCGTAGCGGATGGTCTGCTCGTCCATGTTCAGAACTCCAGTTCGGGTTGGTTGTGCTTTTCCACATTGCCGCGGTGCCAGGCCAGGGCCTCCAGCGCGTGCTGGAGCTCGCCCAGGGTGGCGTCGGTGTCGGCCTGGCCGGCGTAGAAGCGCAGCAGCGCGGCGGTGGTCTCGGCCAGTACCTTTTGCAGCTCGGCCATCTCAATGGGGTTGGGCTTGCGGCCGGTGGGTACGGGCACGAACAGGCCGCCGGCCTGCGCGGCCAGGTAGCGGATGACGGCGCGGCCGTTGGTGTTGTGAAACCACGCGGCCAGGCGGTTGGCGGGCAGGTCGGCGTCCTCCATCCACCTGTACAGACGCGAGGCGGAGACGGCGTGCAGCTCGGCGTGGCGCTCCACCGACAGGCCGCGCGTGCGCAGGCCGTGTTCCTTGTCTTGCTCGAAGGCGCTTTTCAGGCTGGTGGGCACGCGCTTGGAATGGACGCGGCTCATTGGAAGACCCTCCGCAGTGCAGCGTCCAAACAAATGCCGGCGTTGGAATGCTGCAAACGGCTTTCGCGCTGGCAAAGTGCGGCCATCCCGGCAATCGCTTTGAAGGAGGTACGCATGGCCATCAACCCCGAAACCAGCGCATGGGTGCGCGCGCTGCTGAGCGAAGAAATCGAGCGAGCCGTGGCACCGATGCGGCAAGAACTTGACCAACTGGACGACTGGGCCAACGGCGTGTTTGCGGCGCTGGAGGATGTGCTGATCCCGCTGCTGAAGGCGCAACCGGACATTGCCCGCAAGATGCAGCCGCTGTGGGAGCTGGCTGCCCAGCGCTATGAGCAGCTTGAGCAATCACAGGGGCAGGCTGACGACTTTCACGAGACGGCTGAGCTGCTGCAGGCGCGCAAGATGCTGTACCGCAGGCTGGCGCTGCTGGGCCTGTGGCAGGGTGTGGATCCGTAGGAGGCTGCCCGCCAGACGCTTGAGCGCGCAGGAGGGCAAGGGCCTCCTGATACGTGCGCAGGTACTTGCCATTGCGGCGGCGGCTTTCCAACACCAGGGCTGTGGCGAGCAGTTGGGCCTCGGCGGCATGCGCTGCCGCGTCCAGCGGTGGCAGGCCTGCACTGGGGTGCGTCGGGGATGTCATGCCCGCGCCTCCTGCGTGGCGCTGGCACGGGTGTAGGCCTGCTTGGCGGCCACGGCCTGGCCGCGCTTGATGCCCAGGAATACGGCGATGTTGTGGCTGGCGCCGCGCTTGCAGGGCTTGCTGCCACGCAGGATGGCGTCGATAAGCGAGGTGCTGACGCCGAAGCGGCGGCCCAGCTCGGCCATGGACAGGCCCTGCTCGTCCATCCATTGGCGGGCCTGCTCACGGGTGCGCAGGGGGGTGGGGTTCATGGTGTTTTCTCCGGTAATGATTGGTGTGGGTTCGGTGGTAAATTGCCGCGTCGATCAACGGGAGGGATGCCGTGCAATCCGAAAGACTTTTTGAACAAGCCGTACAACTGGCCGCAGCATTCGTGGCCAACGGGGACATTCGGCTGGCGAACAACACGCGGGGCTGGCAGCAGTCGCAGGCGCAGCAGCAGCTGGCAGACCTGATTCCGTCGATTTACGACACGCTGCAGCGGGCAAGAGACCAGATTGCGGCAGCACAAGACGGCCCTGGCGACTGACGTAGACCAGCCGCCCGCCCAGGCCGCTGGCGTGGCCCTGGGGCACGTAGAGGGTTTGGCCGCGCGCCCAGGCGAGTTCGCCCGCGGCCAGGCTGAGCGTGCCGTCGGTGTGCAGGCGGTAGTGCGGTTTTTGCATGGGGTTCTCCTGGCGTGGTGGGTGGCGGTTGTGGTGGTGAAGCTGCTTGGTTTTTTGTTGTTGGTTGGATTATGCGGCACAAATGTTCCGCATTGCAATAGTCAATAGGAATATTTGTGCCTGAAATTTGCGATCGCCTACGCGAAGCGCGTGAATCGCTCGGCTTGAGCCAGCAGGCCCTCGCGGAGCGCTGCGGCATAACCGCCAGAAGTCAACGGAATTACGAATCCGGGGAACGGCTTCCAGATGCCGCCTATCTCGCAGCCATTGCAGCCGCAGGCGCCGATGTCCTCTACATCCTCACCGGCCAGCGCATGGGCGGTGCGTCAGCCCCGCCCCCGGCGCGCGCGGTCAGCGACGGCGACCGCGTGCTGCTGGACAACTTCCACGCCGCCCCGGCGCAGGTGCAGGCGGGCATCAAGACCACGCTAGGCGCGTTCGCGGACGCGGGCAGCGCCCCGAAGCGCCGGGGCCGCGCCGCGTGAGGCGGCGAACGCGGGGCCGTTTTCAACGTGACGAGGTGAGGGAGCGCGCATGACCGACGGATCTATCAAGACCTTGAGCGCAAGCGTTGCCACGCTTGGCGAAGCCGTGCAAGGAATGGAGGGCGAGCTGCCGGTGCTGGTGTGCGCGCTGGCTGCGCTGGTGCAGACGCACCCTGAGCCGCAGGCGTTTGCGGCGGCGTTTCGGCGAGCCTGGCTGCAGCTTGGCGCACCAAATCAAGCGCTTGCAGCCGACGATGCCGCTGGACACCGTATGCGTGCAGTGCTGGATATTGTTCAGGTGTGCTGCCCGGCGCCGCTGAATGTCCTGCCCCCTCGGGTGGATGGCGGTTGATGGTCATAGATGAAGCCGCCCAGTCGGCCTTGCCGCGACGGCAGTTGGTCAGGCCGATGTCGTGCAGGGCGTTGCGGCCTTCGGGTGTGCCTTCCAGCAGCTGCACCAGCTCTTGCGTGGCGGCGGTGAGCATGCGCGCGGCGTCGGGCCGCAGCGCCAGCTCCATGGCCGTGGGCTGCTGCCAGACCGCCAGGATGTCGCCCGCGCGCTCCAGTGCGGTGCCGGGGGCGGCCTGGCGCAGCACCCACAGGGCGGCCAGGCGGGCCATGGATTGGGGGATGGTAAGGGTGGTTGCGTCAGAGGTGCTCATGCACCGCATGGTGCGCCCCTTGCGCGCGCTTTAAAACTAAAGCGCTTTACTCGCCCCGCCACCCCTCGCCCGGCATGCTGCCGGGCATGGCATTCACCAACCCCTTCCCCCGCTCGGCCCTGGCGGCGCTGAGCCTGTCGGCGGCTGGCCTGGTGGGCATTGCGCTGCACGAGGGCTATAGCGACAAGGCGATCACGCCCGTGAAGGGCGATGTGCCAACCATCGGCTTTGGCACCACGGGGGGCGTGAAGCCGGGCGACACGATCACGCCCCCGAAGGCCTTGGAACGGGCGCTGTCTGACGTGCGCAAGTTCGAGGGGGCCTTGAAGCAGTGTGTGCGCGTGCCGCTGCACCAGCATGAGTACGACGCCTATGTGAGCCTGGCCTACAACATCGGCCCAGGCAAGGATGGCGTGGCCGATGGCTTTTGCTGGCTCAAGCGCGGCGGCCCATCGACGCTGGTGCGCAGGCTCAATGCCGGCGATTACGAGGGGGCCTGCCGGTCCATCCTGGAGTGGGACAAGTTCGGCAACCCGCCCAAGCCGCTGCGCGGCCTGACCGTGCGGCGCCAGCAGGAGTACCAGCAGTGCATGGGCGGCGCGGCATGAAGGTGCAGGTGCATTTTGCAAGCCGCAAGTTCCTTCTGGCCCTGGCCACGGTGGCGTCGGCCACCTGGCTGGTGTCCACGGGGCATATCGCCGACGGTGTTTATTCGGCCGTCGTGATCGCGGCGGTGAGTGGCTATATGGCGGCGAACGTGACGCAGAAAGCCACCCGCAAGGAGGCTGCATGAACGCGATTTTTTGGGCCATGGTCTGGTACTGGTGGAGGTACTGGGAGTGATCTTCGACAAGATCAAGGCCTATGGCCTGCTGGCCCTGTGCATTGCCCTGCTGGCCCTGCTGGGCGCGCAGACCTGGCGCCTGCAGGCCGAGCAGCTGGCCCACGGACGGCTCCAGACCCAGGTGGCCGAGGCCGACAAGGGCCGCGCCACGGCCGCGCTGCGCGCCGAGCGGCGCAATACCGGGCTGAGCCTTGCCCATGCCCAACAGACCCAGGAGAACTCCGATGCCTTCACGACTTCGCAGCCTGTGCGCGATGCCCTTGTGCGCGCTGACCGTGCTGTGGCTGAGCGCCTGCACCTCGGTGCCGAGCGCCGAGCCGCCACCTACCGTGCCATGGCCGAAGCCAACGCCGCTGCCTGCCGCGATCTTGCGGATCGACACGCAGCCCTCGACGCACACGTTGTCCGAGGGGTTGGCGTGGTTGCGGGACTCAGAGGCGATCTTGTCCGGCGAGACGCCGAGGTAGCGCTGCTGCGCGGCCAGGTTGACGTGGAGCGCGCCCTGCTGGATGGCGATGTAGCCGGCGAGGTGCTGCCATGAGCATGGCGCCGATTGCAACGCTCAAGCGTGGCGACACGCTGGTGATTGCCTGTGCCTACACGGACGATGGCAGCGGCAGCACCAGCCTGGGCGGCATGGATGTGCGCGCGGCGGCACAGGATAACCAGGGCCGGCCGCTGGGCCCGATTGCGGTGCGACTGGTGGATGTGCTGGGCGGGCTGTTTGAGCTGGATGTGGATAGCGCGGCCTGGCCCCTGGGCCGGGTGCGCTTTGACGTGCGCTATAGCTGGGCGGGCGGCGCCACGCGGGCCACGGATACGGCCTACATCGACGTGGTGCGCGCGATTACCGAGGTTGCGCCATGACGACGCGCTTTACCGTTGTGACTGATGCGGGCGCGCTGGTGACCACGCTGGGGCCTGTGTTTGCGCGCGGGCCCAAGGGCGACCCGGGCAGCGTGGCGCTGGTGCGTGTGGGCGCGGCCCCGTTGAGCGGCCACAGCGTGGTGGCCCTGGGCGCTGATGGTGCCCTGGTGCCGGCGGACTGCACCCACGCGGCGCACCTGGGCGCGGTGATGGGCATGGTGGCCAGCGCCTATACCGCCGGCGCCGATGCGCTGGTGAGCAACAACGCGCCGTTGGCGCACGCGGGCTGGGCCTGGGTGCCGGGGCCGGTGTTGCTGGGCACGTTTGGGCTGCTGACCCAGCAGTTGCCGCCCGGGGCGTTGTTTGCCCAGGTGATTGGGCGCGCGGTGTCTGCCACCTGTGTGCTGATTGATGTTCAACCCCCTGTATCTCTTACCTAGGAGGCTTTCATGCCCGCAAAGAAGTTTTTACGTTATGCCAACAACACCTTGACCGAGGTCGCCGGCGCGCAGTCGAGCGCGGGGGCGGCGAGTGCTGGCGACATTCCGGCGCTGGATGAGTCGGGCCGCATCGATATGTCGATGATGCCGGTGGGCCTGGGCGCCGATACGGCGGCCATTGCCGCGTCGGAGGCGCTGGCGGCCGGCGACTTCGTCAACATTTGGAACAGCAGCGGCGCCAAGGTGCGCAAGGCTGACGCGACGGTGGCCGGCAAGGAGGCACATGGCTTTGTGCTGGCGGCGGTGGCCAACGGGGCGAATGCCACGGTGTATTTTGAGGGCACGAACACGCAGGTGACCGGGCAGACGCCGGGCAATGCCTACCTGCAGACGACGGCCGGCAAGTCTGGCCCCACGGCGCCCAGCGCGGCGGGCAACGTGGTGCAGTGCGTGGGCTTTGCCACGGGGCCCACGGCGGTGAATTTCAACGCCGGCATGCCGGTGGTGTTGGCCTGACGGGGGCTGGGCGATGGCGCTACGCAAGCCGCTGGTGATGGTGGGCACGTCGGTGCGTGAGCTGCCCGCGGGTGATGTGCTTGACCCGGCTGCGGTGCCGGGTGGCGGCTCAGCTTGGGGGGATATCACCGGCAAGCCGCAGCTGCTGTCATCCGATGGCTGGGCCACCATGGTCATACCTGCCAGGTGGTCGACCGTCACGGCCATAGGCACGACGCTAGAAACGCAGGCCGGCACGGTTGAGCACCCGTTACTTAGCAACGCCGGTTTGCGCGCCGGCACCCCCAGGTGGTCGCTGACGGGCAACGGCGCGGCCGATGGCGGCGTGGGGCAGTTCACGGGCAACCAGCTCGCCATGGTCAGCGCCAGCGGCAGCGCGGCCGGCGGGTTCGCCTACCGCTGCCTGTTTTCTGTCACCTCAGCCCGGGCCAACCAGAGAGGCTTTGTCGGGCTGATGAGCTATATGACCAACACCGCAAACGCCGAGCCATACAACGGGCCAGATAACATTGGTGTCGCGTTCGACACGGCGGCTGACGCAAATTACCAAATGGTATGCCACCCCGACTACGGGGTGCTCACCAAGCAGGATGCCGGCGCGGGGTTTGCCATCGGCAACGCCAATGCGGTGCTGGAGGTCGTGCTGAAAAACGCCCCCGGCAGCGGCATCGTCACCTGGAAACTGCGCGATCTCAACAGCGGCGCGAATGCGGCCGGTGCATTCACCGCCAACCTGCCAGGCCCCGCGAAGCGGCTGGGGCACAAGCACTTCATGAATAACAACGGCAACGTGGGCGCCGTCAGCATGGAGCTGATGCCAATCTACCTCGGCAGCTACATCCCTGACTGACCATGTTCTACGACCAAAACCACAGCCGCCTTTACGCCTCGCACGACGCGTTACTTGCCGCATACCCAGATGCCGGCGCGCTGGACAACGAGCCAGACCGCAATGCCCTGGGCCTGCACCTAGTACGCGAGCAGCCGCCAGATTACGACCCGCTCACGCATACGTTGTCGCTGGACGGTGTTGATCTGCTGGAGGGCATCTACCACGCACGCTATACGCTGGTGGCCCTCACGCCCGAACAGATGCACGCCATGGCGCCATGGCGCAGGATCACGCGGCTGGCTTTTCGCAACCGATTCACGATGGCTGAAAAAACAGCGCTTGAATTGGCATCACTAGACAGCCCAGCCGCACCCATGGAGCAGCGCCAGCAGGCGGCCATGCTGCGCGCCTATCTTGCGGACGTGGCCGCATCCAACTACATCGACCTGGCACGAGCGGACACGCGCGCGGGCGTGCAGATGCTGGAGCAAGCCGGGCTGATCGGCGCCGGCCGGGCGCTGCAAATACTGGACGGGCCGGTGCAGCCGGACGAGGTAGCGCATGCGGTTTGACCAGGTGCCACGCTTGCCCGCCCATCACTTACACGGCGTCACCTTGCAGGACGGCCCCAGGTTGTGGACGGTGGCCGCATTCGGGGGCGAGGTGTCTTTGTGCGCCACCGTGGGCGGCGTGAGCGCTTCGCAGTTGATGCGCCCGGCCGTGGCCCGCGCCGTGGCGCGCGAGCTGCTGGCGGGCGCGGATGTGATTGAGGGGGCGGCTGCCGCATGAGCGATGACGTGGACCGCGCGCAGCTGCGCGAGCAAGAGTTTTTGAGCGACGCCCTGGCGCGCCAGCAGCGGCGCGGCCAGCCTGCGGGTCTGCCGGCGGCCGAGTTTTGCGGCGAGCACCTGCGGGACGCGGGTTGCGGCGATGAGATACCCAGGGCGCGGCGCGCGGCCGTGCCGGGGTGCCAGTTGTGTGTGGCCTGCCAGGGCAGGCGCGAGCGTGAACGTGGAGGGCGGTGCGCATGATTTTTGAGTTCACGCTGACGAATGTGATTGCCATCGTTGGCTCGTTTATCGGGGCGTGGTGGGGCCTGCTGAAGGTGCTTGGCGCGCAGAGTGAAAAGCGCCTGAACGAGCGCTTTGACGCGCTGGCCAAGTCGATGGCGGATGTTGCCGCCACGCAGCACAGCAACGCAGCGGCGACGCTGGAGCTGGAGCGCGAGTTCAGGAAGCACCAGGCGGACATGGCGCGCGAGTACCTGCGGCGCGACGATTTTGTGCGCCACGTGGGAATTATTGAGACGCGTATCGACAACTTTGCGCTGCGCATGGAGCGGGCGCTGGATAACCTGGGAGGTAAGCCTTGATTGATTTGGCCAAGATTCGCCGCGAGGACATTCGCTGGCACTTGCTGCAGGCGGTGAACCTGAGCCGCCCGGTGGGCATTTACACCGAGCCGCTGTTGGTGATTGTGCGTGCGGTGTACCCGGACGCGACGCACCACGAGGTGCGCCTGGCGCTGGATTACCTGGAGGAGCGCGAGCTGGTGCGCGTGCAGCGCGACCCGATGGATCGCTGGATGGTGGAGCTGACTCGCACGGGCATTGATTTCGTCGAGTACAACATCGACGCCCAGCCTGGCGTGGCCCGGCCCAAGATTACGCAGGTGTAGCCATGCCCAGGCGTAGCAAGGTGCATGCGCTGCCGCCCGAGCTCAAGGAGTGGCTGGACGCGGAGCTGGTGAGGCGCGGCTTTGGTGACTATGTGCAGCTGGCGCAGGATTTGAAGGCGCGCGGGGCGGATATTTCAAAGAGCGGGCTGCAGCGCTATGGCGCGCCGTTTGAGCGCCAGATGGCGCGGGTGAAGATGGCGACGGAGCAGGCCGTGGCGCTGGTGGATGCCGCGCCTGACGAGGAGGACAAGCTGAGCAGCGCGGTGATCCGCATCACGCAGGAGAAGATTCTGAACCTGCTGATGGAGCTGGACATTGACGCCGAGAGCGTGGATGTGAACAAGCTGTTCAAGAACGCCGCCGAGATTGGCCGCGCCAGCGCATCCAACAAGCGCGCCAGCCGGGAGGCGCGGGCCGCCATTCGTGAGGAGGCGCGCCAGGAGCTGCTGGCCGAGCAGCGTGCCCGGCTGGATGCGCTGGGCGAGTCTGGCGAGGTGGATCAGGGCACGCTGACCAAGGTGATACAGGCAGCCTACGGCCTATGAGCACCATCGCCACGCCAGCTACGCCGGCCCTGCCGCTGTACCCCTACCAGCGCCGCTGGGTGCAGGATGACGCGCGCTTCAAGATTGCGATGTTCGCGCGCCAGTGCGGCAAGACGTTTACCAGCACGCTGGAGCTGGCGCTGGACTGTGCGCGTGCCGAGGCGGCGGGCCAGCGCCGGCGCTGGGTGATTTTGAGCCGGGGCGAACGCCAGGCGCGCGAGGCCATGAACGAGGGGGTGAAGCTGCACCTGGCGGCGCTGTCGGCCGGCTTCAAGGCCTATGACTATGAGTGGGAGCCGGGCATCAAGGCGCTGGAGGTGGAGCTGCCCGGCGGCAGCAAGATCACGGCGCTGCCGGCCAACCCGGATACGGCGCGGGGCTTCAGCGCGAATGTGCTGCTGGATGAGTTTGCGTTTCACCAGGACAGCCGGGCGATCTGGAAGGCGCTGTTTCCGGTGATCTCCAAGCCGGGGCTCAAATTGCGCGTGATCAGCACGCCCAACGGCAAGGGCAACAAGTTTTATGAGCTGATGACGGGCCAGGACGATGGCTGGAGCCGCCATACCACCAATATCTATCAGGCGGTGGCGGACGGCTTGCCGCGGGACATCGAGGAGCTCAAGCGCGGCGCGGGCGACCCCGACCTGTGGGCGCAGGAGTTTGAGCTGCAGTGGCTGGACGGCGCCAGCGCCTGGCTGGACTATGACCTGATCGACAGCTGCGACCACGAGGACGCGGGGCGCCCCGAGCTGTACCAGGGTGGGCCCTGCTTTGTGGGCGTGGATATTGCCAGTGGCCGCGGGCGCGACCTGTTCGTGGTGTGGGTGCTGGAGCAAGTGGGCGACGTGCTGTGGACGCGCGAGGTGATTGCCAGCAACACCATTGGCCCGCTGCAGCAGCCCGAGGTGCTGGCCGATGTCTTCAAGCGCTACCGCGTGCTGCGCGCCTGTATGGACCAGACCGGCATGGGCGAGACGCCCGTGGCCATGGCCCAGCGGCGCCACGGCGCCAGCCGGGTGGAGGGTGTGCTGTTTACCAGTGCCAACAAGCTTCAGCTGGCCACGCTGGGCAAGACGCGCTTTGAAGACCGGCGCATTCGCATTGCCGCCACGCCCGAGGTGCGCGCCGATCTGCACAAGCTGCAGAAGGTGGCCGGCCCCACGGGCACGCCGCGCTTTGTGGCCGATGCCGATGGCAGTGGCCACGCCGACCGGGCCTGGGCCTGCTTTCTGGCACTGAGCGCGGCCGAGCAGGTGCGCGCGCCCATCGACTTCACCCCCGCGCCGGCGCTCCCGCGCGGCTTCGACAACCTCGGCGCGGCCGGTGACCAGGACGAGGACTACTTGCGCCTGGTCGAGTCGCGCACCACCTGGTAGATCTCGCCATGGCAACTTCACGCATCCTCGGCCCCGATGGCCAGCCCATCCAGATGCCCGATCTGCAAGAGCCGCAAACATCGCGGCTCTTGCACTTGCAGCGCGAGCTGCAGTCGCACCCGACGCGTGGCCTGACGCCCTCGCGCCTGGCGCAGATCCTGGACGCGGCCGAGACCGGCGACCTGGTGGCCCAGTTCGAGCTCTTCGAAGACATGGAAGAGAAGGACGGCCACATTGCCGCCGAGATGGGCAAGCGCCGCCGCGCCTGCGTGCTGGACTGGGACGTGGTGCCGCCCGAGGGCGCCGACGCCGCCGAGAAGAAGGCCGCCGCGCAGCTGGGGGAGTTGCTGATGGAGCTGCCCGACTTCGAGGACATGGTGTTTGACCTGACGGACGCCATTGGCAAGGGCTACGCCTGCCTGGAGATCGAGTGGCAGCGGCTTGAAGGCTACTGGGTGCCCAAGACCCTTACGCACCGCCCGCAGTCCTGGTTTACGCTGCACCGCGGCTACCGGCAGGAGCTGCGCCTGCGCACGCTGGACGTGGTGGACGGCGTGATGGGCCAGCCGCTCAGCCCCTTTGGATGGCTGACCCATGTGCACAAGGCCAAGAGCGGCTACCTGGAGCGCGCGGCGCTGTTCAGACAGCTGGTGTGGACGTATCTATTCAAGAACTACAGCGTGGGTGACCTGGCGGAGTTTTTGGAGATCTACGGCATTCCATTGCGCATTGGCAAGTACCCGGCCAGCGCTACCGAGAAGGAGAAGGCGACGCTGCTGCGTGCGCTGGCTTCGGTGGGGCACAACGCGGCCGGCATCATCCCCGAGGGGATGTTGATCGAGTTTCAGAACGCGGCCACGGGCGACCCCAAGGCGTTCGAGCTGATGATGAGCTGGTGCGAGCGCAATCAGTCCAAGGTGATCCTGGGCGGCACGCTGACCAGCGGCGCCGATGGCAAGGCCAGCACCAATGCCCTGGGCAATGTGCACAACGAGGTGCGCAAGGATCTGCGCGATGGCGACATTCGCCAGCTGAACGCCACGCTGACGCGCGACCTGGTGTTTGCCGTGGCCTCGCTCAACGGCCTGGCGGCGGGCGGGCTGCGCCGCTGCCCGCAGTTTCGCCTGAAGACGCAGGAAAAGGAGGACTTGACTGCCTTCAGCCAGGGCCTGCCGGCGCTGGTGGGCATGGGCGTGCGCCCGCCGGTGGCGTGGGTGCATGAGAAGCTGGGCATTCCCATGGCCCAGGGCAATGAGCCGGTGCTGGCGCCGCAGCAGGGAGCCATGCCTGGCATGCTGCCCTCGGCCTTGGCCGCTGCTACGGCGCAGTGGACGGCATCCACCGCGCCCACCGTGCCGCCGCCGCCCGTGCAGATGCTGCCGCGCCTGGCGGACGACCTGGCCCCGGCCGTGGGCGCATGGATCGACCAGGTGCGCGAGCTGGTCATGCGCGCGCGGTCGCTGGACGAGATCCGCGACGGGCTGGATGCGCTGCTGCCCGACATGACGCTGGACCAGTACGCGGCGGCGATGGCCGAGGCCCTGCGCGCGGCCGAGATGGCCGGCCGCTATGAGGTGCTGCAGGAGGCTGGGGGCCTCAATGGCTGATGCCGCCTATGGCTCGCTGCCGTTCAAGGAGCAGGCGGAGTTCTTCCGGCGCAAGCTGAATCTACCCACCGATGGCTGGACGGATGTGCGCCTGCATGAACACGACTATGCATTCGTCGTGGCGGGCGCCAACCGCGACGCCATCGTGGCGGACTTTCGTGCGGCGGTGGAGAAGGCCATCGCGG